TCCTCGATCACCCCGCAGAAGATCACGAAGAAGCGGGAGCCTATCACTGTCAGCGAAATCTTCAACAAGGAAACTGAATAATGGAAAACGTCGGACTCGCTAAGATCTCTGAAGCCGCCAAGTTCTTGAACTTGAGCAAGGCGATGGTCAACAAGATGCTTCGTGACGGGCGCATCCCGTCCGTGCGATTTGGGAAGGTGTACCGGATTCCGTGGTCGTGGCTGAACAACGCTGTCAGCGCGAACCCTGCGGCCACCCCCGCCACTGAGGTTGCCGAACAGTAGGCGTAGTGTCTCCTACCTACTGATCGGCGCAGAGGGCCTCTCTTCGGAGGGGCCCTTTTCATTTGTGCCTACCAAAACAAGAAGACCACCCTTTCAGGTGGCCTCTTGCTGCGACGTGTGTGGTACTACTATCGGAACCTTTCGGTCCCCAGTGAGAGATGCCTTCAGTATAGCATTACTCCGCGCCGCCAATCTCTTCCAACATATGCCGAAACTGCTTCCACAAATGAAGATTCCCGGCGCAAGGCTCCTTAGACGGCGTGGCTACATGCTCGAATGGAGAGAGATGGGGAGGCATAGCGCCCTTCAATTTCTCAAACAGCGCCATGTCCTTCTCCAAGCTATACGTTCCGTCGTGATTTAGATACGACACACGGGCGCATCTGGCTACTGACAGCGCCATACAACGGTACTTGCTGTACGCCTTGAGCTCCTCCGGCGTGATGTACGGCAGGTGGTAGTCACCCCAGTACACAGATTGCGGCGCACTGGAATCAATCGCATCGCGCATAGCGCGCGCCAGATCCCTGATCTCCGGCTGGGCTCCGTCACCCAGGCGCTGCTCAAAGAAGTTCTCCCACTCGGTCGCCGTGATGATGGCTTTGTGCCAGAGAAACGGCTCCAGTAGCCTGTTCACCACTTCCTTGTGGATACCAGAGTTAGCCATTCTCTTGGCAGAATGCGCCGCGTTAGCCGCCGCATTGCGCCAGATATTCTCCGCTTCCCACCGCTGCTGCACACTGACAACCGGACCAGCCTGCATCCCGGGTTGATTCGCGCCGAAGTGAATGGGGATATAGGGATCCGTCTCTACTTCAGCAATGCGCTTGGAGATTGGTATGGCGCGGGAGGACGCCGAGTTCCTAGAGAACTGGCGATGCGTATTCATCTGCGCCAGGATGAACCGTGGGAACGTACATTCCATAGTGATCAACCTGACGCCAAGCGGCGATACAGAGTCAGCTACGATCTTTGCAGATATCTTATTCAAATTCATTCCTTCCTTTCGTACTGCGTTGATATGGTCAAATCAGCGCCAACCTCAATTATCTCCATTCCACCGGGATCCTTTATATCGGCGCTGGACTGTAGTCTGTAATCGGCGTGGTTCCCCTCCCTCTTCCTGACGATCACCCAGTCCTTTAGAGATGAATCCTCAGCCGCAGCGATCATCACTTCGCCGTCAGTAAACATGGACACGAACACCTTCTCATGCCCAACCCCCCATACCCAAGAACACACCTTCCCAGCGAACTCTCCTATGTACTCCGGCACGCTGCTTCCTCCTCTATCTTCCTCATCTCGATCTCGAAGAACTTGCTTTGATAATTACCAGTCCCTAGATTGGACCTGATTCGCTTCATCGCGTGCGCGGAGATCACTGGGGATTCTATTTCCAAAGCATTATCACGAGTGAATAGACTGAGCTCCGGCTCCATGTAAAACTTCCCATTGAACACCGTGACAAACAGGCTGTCCGGCTCGCTGAACATGTACGAGCAGATAAGCTTTGCCTTCGCGCCGGTATATGTCGGCATTACCTAAACTCCCTTGCAGCCTGAGACAACCCTACCGCCACACAACCTGCCGCATCCAGCCTCTTGATTAAATGAAAGATGTGTCCCCATGTGTGTACGTTGAGGTAGTGTGGCGCTCCATCTCTTGTGCCAATCGGGCAAACAAGAGAGGACTTGCCGCCACTGTGGATGAATATCTCGATATGCTCAAAGCCACCCAGCGCCCACCCAAACCTCAGCTTGCCTATATCGTCTTTCACGACAATCCATCCAGGCTGCATGCTCACGATTACACCCCCTGTGAAACCTTCTCTAATATCCTGTCGATTGCTTCCCTGTCTATATCAGCCTGGAGGTCGCGAGCCCTCAGCATCAGATTGACGACCTCGTCAGTTCTTATGTCAGAGTCTTTGTCGAACACGCCGCGCCGATCCACCAGGAATAGACCGTACTTGTTCCACCCAACAGCGGTCATTGGCTGAATATCTCCGCCCATCTCCCCTTGGTACGGTATTTCCAAGAAGGCGCATGCTTCAAGCGTGTTCTCTGTCGTGTTATTTGAGTGCATCCAGTGCTCCTTCAAGGATCTTCCGTTTATCCTGTGGCTGGTCTTCCAGTATGCGCCGGATGAATTGGGCCACCATCTTCTCGTACAGCTTCTCTTCCGGCCAGATGTATCCTTGCTCCCGGGAGAGGAATGGGCCGTCGTGATTGACTCCCACAGCTACGGCGATTCTCTGGGTGTAGAGCCTGAGCTTGGGCGAAGTGATTACCGCGCCTAGGGTGCGATCGGGAATGCGCTTCATCCCTTCTCCTTCGCGCCGATGTGAAGTGGGAGCTTCTTAAGGATGCTGTACATGTTCGCTTGCTCCTTTGCTTCTTGCTGATTGTAGAGGCGAAGAATGACCTGTTCGACTTCGCGAGGGTCTAGGCCGGTTCCATCGCTAGAGCGAACGCGAGACTCCCCGCTTTCTTTTTCCCTGGAGCTTATCCACGCGCCGAGTTCATCTACCCCTACCGCCACGTCCGCGTACCCCGCGTAATGAACGGCCTGCCCCTTTGCCTCAGCTCTGTGGTAGTAGTCCCTGTCTGATTGAGTGTATCCCACGAGAGACAGTGTACGCCTGTGGTGGTGGAATGTCAATGGAGTACGATGATCGCGCACTGTGTGCCTTTATGGGTGTTTATCGAGCACGCCTTCGATCATAAATTGAGCGTGTGGCGTCTGGTGGTCGTACACGCGGAGTAGTATCTGCCTGACTTCGGGGTAGCATCTCGCGCCGGTAAGGCGTACAGACAGGAATTGGAGGGCTCCGGTTGATCGGTGGACTAAACGCTTTTCGTCTATGCAGCCTGAATAGATAAAGAGCTTGGATCTGACGGTGAAGGCGACGGTGGAGTTTGTGGGGCGCTTCACAGCACCTCCTCAAGCATGAGGTCGATCATCCTCTTCTCCTTGTCTTGCTGGCTGTCGTATACGCGGAGCAGGGTGTGCTTCAGGAGGGAGTGATCTCTCTGCCAAGAAAACACAGCCGTTCCTTCTGTCAGTGCGCCGTCTGCGTGCAAGTACACGACAATCGAGTCCCAGCCAAATCCAGCGTGACGAACGGGAGAGTACCTCGCGAATAGTACGCGCTTAAACGCCATCGGCCGTCTCCTTCATCGCCTTCAGTATGCGCCGCATGCGGAGCTGCTTCCCTTTATCCTCCTTGTCGTAGAGCCTGAGGATTATCTGGCGCATCTCTTTGTCACTCAACCTTTCAATATCAAACTCTCCGACAGACAGCCATGCGCCCTTTTCATCTATGCCGAAGTATGAGGCGCAGTCTTCAGCGTGCCTGGAGACGTAGAGGAACAGATCAGACATGGACATAGCGGACTCGAAGATCAGGCTCATTCCGTGTCTCTCAATATGGACTCGGCTACCGCTCTGTTCGCGCCGATGTGAGGGCCGAGGTGATCGAGAGTGCGAAGGAGGAGTTGGCGAATCTCGGACTGGGGGCGCGGCCTGTTGTCCCAGGCGTTGTGGAATGGGCGTGGCGAGTGGCATAGTAGAACCCGATCCTCGGTCCATATATATATGAGCGGGTCTCCGGTTGTTGTGTACCCTAGCAGTGGGGAGTTCAGGACTACGTCCGCGCTGTATTCGGTTGGCACTGTTGTATACCTAGTGCTATGGTAGCACATGTTGTCAAGTGTGGCGCTGTGTGGAGATTAATGCGCCGTGTGTATGGGACCGGGATAAAGGGGGTGGGTGTCTATTGGAGAGATGGATTGGTGAGCAGTGAGGGAGTCACATGAGGAGGTGGGGGTGTCTATGCGTAGCGGAAGCTACGCTGGGTGTCTACTGGGCTAGGCCTGAAGTTCGTCGCCTATTTTCGTCGATCCTTTTAAGCATCTTGTCCATTTGATATTGAGTTCGCTTTGACTCGTGAGGGTACACGCGCCGGATGAGGTTCTCCATGTGCGCGTAGGGAACTGGCCTCTCCCAATCAAATGTCCATATTTCTGCGCCAGCGCCTTCAATGATCCCTATCGATAGATGCTCACTCCCGCTGTGCTTGATCGGCGCAGAGTATAAAGATGTTGAGACGATGTTGCCCCATTCGCTATCGATGCTGCTTAAATCGGTCTCCATTGATTCCCCCTATATACACCATAGCACGGTGGATTGGATGGTGTCTATGCGTAGCGAAGGCTACGCTATGTGTCTACTGGCCTTCAAGCCAGACCAGCATGCTTCATTATGGTCAGGAGCCTTCTCTGCGTATCCCTGTCTTGGTCTTCGTAGACTCTCAAGGCGAACTGGCGAGCCTCTGGTCCTTTTGTGGGTCGGATCGAATTGAACCTAGCCGATCCAAAGTATGTGTCCAGGTGTTCTACGACCATACTCCCCCAAGCGAGGTAGGCAGTTGAGTATGCTGCATTGGCAGACATTAGGCGAAGAAGTGGCGTTTTGATTACCGCGCTTTCGATCATGGATCCCTATAGACACCGTAGCATAAAGAAGTTGTGGTGTCTATGCGTAGCGAAGGCTACGCCATGTAGAGATGGTACCAAAATAGAAGGTGGGGGTGTTTCCTATTGGAGAGGTGGAGAGAAGAATGTGGCGCAGGAATAAAGGGGTGGGGGGTGTGACAGACATCGAGTAGGGTGGTGGATGGGATGGCTGTGCGTATCGTAGATACGCTAGGTGAAGGGTGGTGGGAAGGGAGGGCATGGGGGATGGGTGAATGGATTTTGAAGGGGTGATGGAATGAGCGGAATACTATGCATAGCACAGCCAGCGCGACCCGGCCTAATCCCCCTCCCCGCCCCCGGTGGGGGTGTCGGTAGACGTGGTGGTATCAAGTGGTAGGTGGTCGCATGTCGTGTCCACTGTTTCTTCATCGCCCAGATTAGGCGATTCAAACGATAGAAGGGATTGCAGGCGCGCGCCTATTAGGTCTACTAGAGATCCCGCTACGGCTGATTCGGCTTCGTTTGCTTGGGGATTCTCGAAGATGGAGCAATACCGCGTCCTTCCCAGCAACTCCATTGCCTTGATCCGCGTGATGTCTGATTCCGTCTCACTGGCCGTCTTGGTCAGGCCATCCATGACGAATGTTTGCAGCTTGCCCTTGTCCGCCCACCATCGCGCGGTCTTTTCCTGCTCCATCATTTCAATCGCTAGCTTCACATTAGGCTTTTGCGCGTACCTGGTCGCGTTCACCCTCAGCCCATTCTGGCTCTTACCATCCCACTTGTACGCTTGTCTGTAAGCCTCTGCTTTCGACAGCCCACCGTACACTAGACCCTCTGCAAACTTCCTCTGCCTCGCTGTTAGCTTCGACGTAATCTCTTTCAAACTTGGCTGTCCCATATCCCCCCATTATCCCCTACTGTCCAATTTTTATACACTCACCTCTACCTTCCACCTCTTGTCTATTTTCTAGCCATCCAAGATTGTTTAATCTTTATACACTAAATGTACTAAAAAGATCTTGACCGCACATTCTACCTATGGCAATATGGGTATGTAAGCAACTGGTGAGCACACAAAACACTCACCAACCACAGGAGACAACAACATGAGCAAGGTTCCCGGCACCAACAGTGCCTTACTTTCTGATCCCAGCAAAATGCCCGGAAAGGTATGGGGCATGACCGCACGCAAAGCGTGTTTCCGCCTGAATGGCGATATCTGCGGCGGGTGTTACGCCGACAAGGGCGCATACGTTTGGTCGAACGTCCGCGCCGCCTATGACGCCCGGTTTTACTGGGCAATGGAATGCATGCGCACTCCCGAAGGCCGCGACGAATTCGTGGCCGTCATGACCCGTGCGATTGGCCGCACGAAAGAAGATTACTTCCGGGTACATGATTCAGGCGATTTCTTGTCGGCGGCTTATGCGGAATGCTGGTACCGTATTGCTCTGGCGCTCCCCAACAAGCGGTTTTGGTTCCCTACGCGAGTATGGCAGCGACCCGCTCCCAAGAGCGCGGAATCGCCGTTCGTGGTAGTGGGTCAGGCCGACCCGCTTATGACCGCCGTGCGCAAGCTTGCAACTCTACCGAACGTGACGGTTCGCCCGTCCGCGTTGAACGTGGGCGACGATGCGCCTGTGGTCGATGGCTTACACGCTGGCAGCAGCGTGGATTATTCCGGCGCGGCACATAAGTGTATCGCGCCCCAACAGCAGGGCAAGTGCGGCGACTGCCGCCACTGCTGGGACAACAAGCTTGTCCCGGTGGACTACGCTAAGCATTAGTTATCAGGGTAGGCTAACAACCTACCCTAACCAACAACAACTAACAGGAGAAAACGTCATGTTTGCAGGTGCGATGCTTAAGAGAATCTTGTTCAACAAAGGCCGCGACTATGTGCGGTCCATGGGTGAGGCTAAGAACCTCGACAACCTCGAGGTCGAGATAGCCAAGCTTGGCTATTCCGCCGACTCACTCGAAGCGGAAGACATCCGCGCTGGCGCGAAGAGCGCCATGCGGGAGTAATCGAAACACGGGTCCGCCCGTGTATATGTGGGATAGCCTCCACACACCGACGAGATAGGCTAGAAAGGTTCAGATATGAACAAGAAAAAAAAGATCACCCTCACCGCCGCCGTTGCGCGTGCGGCCCGTGGCCGATTCCGCCACGCCCTCAAGTCGCGCTATGCCGCTACCGGGCTTTCGGTGGGCGACGATATCGCCCGGGTACTGGAGCGCCGGACGGGTGTTCCGTTCGCGGCGATTGTAGCGGATCAGTGGGGCCGCGAGTGCTTTGTCCCCATCGTCCTGCGGGTACCGTCCCGCGCTGATGCGGTGGCGCACTATGTCGCCAACATGGTGGAGGAGTAATGACAATGAACAACTACAGAGTTGCCGAGAGCTTACAGCATGACGGCAAATACTACCTAGTAAATGAGCACGGGTGCAAGCTGAGCTATCCTGCTGATGGAAAATTCAGGCATTATCCCGAGCCAGTCCTGTTCGATTCGCTTCGCTACGCACGGTGGACAGCAGAAGTCGTTAACAAATCGCAGGAGGTAGGCCAATGACCAAACCTACCCTTCACTTGAACGGCACCGCCGCCTCTGATCTTCTCGCGCAATACAACACCGCACACGCTGCGGTACACGCCGCCCTCGAAGCACTGTGCAAGGCCGCGCCACACGGTCGCGACTACTACCCCCAGGATCTATTCCGTGACAACCTGACCTTCTTTCAGGCGCAAGAACAACACGAGGAGCGCCGCCGTAAACTGGTGTCCGTCCTCGTAGAGCTAGACGAACTGCGGACGCATGTCGCAGACAACATGAGATAGGAGACAACAATGAACAACACACACACCCCCGGACCCTGGGAAGTATGGACTGACCCCGGTATCGAAACCAGAGACTTGTCTGTCGGACCCGTTAACGGCGGCGTAGCGGTCGCCGATATCGTAACGACCAATGCACACGGTATCGCTACGGCAGAGAGCATTGGCACGGGACACGCAAACGCCCGTCTAATCGCTGCCGCGCCGGAGTTGCTGGAGGCGCTGGAGGCAATCGCCAATTGTCTCTCCAGCATCAGCTACACGGGGGAGGTATGGGATAACGAATTGGCTGCCGCCCGCGCCATCATCGCCAAGGCGAAGGGGGGACAGTAATGGCGATCATCACCGTCAAATACACGGCCCCCTGCCGCACCTGCGGGGCGCTCATACAGGCCGGAACACAGGCCAACTACATCAACTCCAGGCTCTTCTGCCTGGGGTGCAAAACCAACGGCGCGTACCGCCCCCGCCGCAAACCTGCCGGGTACTACAACTCCTTGCGAGACCCTCGCGGTCTCTACGCTGCGGATGGGCGCATGATCGCCCGGGTAGCGTGCCGCTGCGAAGACTACCCTTGCTGTGGCTGTTAGCTTCAGCAGACTTCAGCATCGACCGTGTAACAGGGTATGCTATGCGCCTACCCTAACAATCAACAATCAGCCAGGAGATACAACAATGAAATACATCATCATTTCGCGGCACCCTGCCGCCGTCGAGTTCATCCGCGCCAGCCACCCCAAGTTTGCTGACGCCCCGGTCATCACCGGGAACGCGACTGCCCTTGACGTCATGGGCAAGTTCGTGGCGGGTAATATCCCGCTGCACCTCGCCGCCGTGGCCGAAGCGGTGTTCTCGATCGAGTTTGAGGGTGCGCCCCCTCGCGGCCAGGAGTACGGCATCGAGGATATGAAGGCCGCTGGCGCGCGGCTAACGAAGTACATCGTGAGGGAGGCATAATGTACGAACTCTGTTTCGCAGGTGAGGGTGATGCCAACCGTGGCTTCCCCCGGTACAAGTTCCCCCGCTATCGCAGGCTGCACCGGACAATCGAGTCCGCCGAAGCCGAAGCGGACAAGGTATTTTGCAAGCTCAGGGAGCGCCAGCTTCCCACCGCTTGCCACTCGCCAATCGTAGAAAAGGTGCGCTAGAGATAGCGCACCAACAAACCAACCAACCAGGAGAATAGCGATGAATTGGTATAGCTTTCGAGATATGCACAGCGGCGGGACTCAGAAGTCTAAGCACGATATGTACCTGATTGAAGCGGAGTCCGAGTTCAGCGCCGTCACCGTATTCAGAAACGAGACGGGGCGCGACCCCAACCATGTGACCTGCGAGTGCTGTGGGGAGGACTACTCGATTATCGAATGGAACTCTAAAGAGCAGCTCATGGAGTCCGTGGCTTATGAGCGGGATATGAAGATCATTCCAGCATCGCACGAGGAGAACAGCATGAGCTACGAATTGCAGTACTTCATCGACGGCGCGTGGCAGGAACAGCAGGGCAAATGGTGCCGCATCGCTGACGCCATGTTCGACGCCAACTTCAACATGGGCAAAGCCCGGGTGATCGAACACAACAACGGCAAACAGCGCGTTGTGATGAATCGGGAGAACAACTTCGCATGGGAGCGGGTGTAATCATGAAGTGCAGGGTGTTCAAAACTCTGGAGTCGTATGACTCAACGATCAAAGATGTGCTAGGATACATTGCGTGGGCGCTGGTGTATGCGCTGGTGATCTACGCAGCGTTCAAAGCTTGAGGTGAGAGATGAAGAGAGTAGAGATAGTGATCGGCGCGTGTGTGCGCTGTCCGTACAATCGGGAGACACACATCCGCGCCCCCAATGGACTGGGCATGCTGTCCGAATGCGCCTACTGTCCCAGTGAACCGCGCTTGATACAGCGCCCCGACGAAGACTTCGGACCCTTCCCGGAATGGTGTCCGCTACCGAACGACAAGGAGAGCTAATGCTTACACCTGAACAATTTATCGGCGCGATCTATGCGGTCGCGCTTGCCAACGGATTCACCAACCTGTCCGCCGCCGCAGGGCAGGTCGAGAAGGACGGCGAGAAGCTGGTCGAGGAGGAGTGCTTCATCTCCCTTAACGAGGTGGAGTCCGACATCCTGGCCCGCAAGGACATCGCGGGTCACTACCACAACACCGACAAGGCCTTCTTCATGGCGCAAGCGCCCAGCTACAAGTGCTGGCACTACTCGCCGTTGAACGATGGCATACAGCCATACGACAGGGACGCGCTGATCAACGAAGTAATCGAGAAGGCGCAGTTCCCCGACAAGAAACCAAACAAGAAGTAGATTTGACAATTGAACACTGAGTTGTATACAGTAGTGCTTGACCGCTCAACAACACCAACCAGTCATAAGGAGACTACGATGTACGCACAGAACTTCATGAAGGCGCTTCAGGTGGCGATCAATGCCGAGGTACCCGTCTGGGTGTGGGGGCAGGCCGGGATCGGCAAGTCCTCGATCATCCGCAAGGTCGCCTCGATCCTCAAGCGGGAACACGTCGATGTGCGCCCGACGATGATGGACCCCGTCGATATGGGGATCCCCTATATCAAGGACGGCGTCTGCTACCGCGCCACGCCCAATTGGTTGCCGAAGAACGGCGCGACCCTCGTTGCTATCGAGGAACTGCCTGACGCCCCGATGTCCGTGCAGTGCGCCCTCTACCAGTTGGTCCTGGAGCGGCAGCTTGGCGACTATCGCATGCCTGACGGCGCGTACATCTGCGCCACTGGCAACCGCGCCCAGGACGGTGGCAACTACAACCAGCCCCCGGCTCCGTTGATGAACCGCTTCCTCCACATCCAGTTGGAATCGGCGTTCGACTCGTGGTTGGAGTGGGCGTCCGCTGGCGACAGCAACGTGACGGCGCAAGTGGTCCCCGCGAAGCCGATCACCAAGTCCATCCGGCCCGAGCTCCGGGCGTTCTTCGCCTACCGCAAGGATCTCCTCGTGCAGCAGCCGCACAAGAACGACTTCGCCTTCTGCACGCCGCGCTCTGTCGAGTTCCTCTCCCGCGTCCTCGACCAGGACCCGGACAAGGACATCGCTGGCGAAATGATCCAGGGTTGCATCGGTCAGGGCACTGGCCTGGAGTTCCTGGGCTTCCTGCGGATGTGGCAGTCGCTGCCCCAGATCTCTGCGATCTGCGCCGATCCTGGTGGAGTGGCTGTCCCGACCGACCTGTCGGCGTCCTTTGCTACTGCGATCTACCTCAGCAGCAACTGGAACCCGCAGAACAGCAAGCCGATCAGCACCTACATGCAGCGGCTGGCCCCGGAGTACGGCTGCTTGTTCCTGAAGGATGTGTGCAAGCGTGACGCCGCCGCGCCTACGTCGAAGCCCATCCTCGACATGATCAGCAAGCCCACCTACGCGAAGCTGATGTTCTAATCGGCGCTCGACCGGACAAGGGGTGTCTAGTTTCTAGGCACCCCAACTGTCCAAGCTTTGGACAAACCAATACACACCAACGTCTCAGGAGATCAACCATGCTTAACGACAAAGCCATCCTCGTCCGCTTCGCTGTCAGCCAGTGGACCGCCAGAAAGTACGACCGGAAAGCCACCGCCGAGGTCGAACAGAACCACAACACCAACGGTGAAGTGGGCCGCTTCAACAAGCAGCTTGCCGCGAAGAAGTATCTGACGGAGCTGTCCTCGAACATCTCTGCGGCGCGGTCCTTCCACTACGCGCAGACGTTGCCGTGGCTGGACGCCGAAGGCATCCGTATCCTGCCTGTCGCCAACTTCAACTCCTACCAGGAGGGCATGCAGAAGTATCACACCACCCACGAGGCGGCGCTCGACAAGTTCGTCTCCAACTACCCGGACGTGATCGAGGAGGCGCGGTATCGGCTGAACGGGTTGTTCGATCCTTCTGAGTTCCCCTCGATGCACGAGATCCGGTCGAAGTTCGACTGGTCGGTCAGCTTCTCGCCTGTCCCTGACTCGCAGGACTTCCGCGTGTCCCTCAGCAAAGATGTCCTGAGGCAGATGCAGGAGTCGATGGAGCAGCGGCTGTCCAACAACTACCACGCCGCCGTCCTCGATCTCTTCGAGCGCATCCAGAAGCAGACGCAGCATGTTGCCGAGCGCCTGAAGAACTATACTGGCACCCGGGAGGGCAGCTTCCGCGACAGCCTGATCGAGAACACCGTCGAGCTTGCCAGCCTGCTGCCCAAGCTGAATGTCTCCGGCGACCAGCGGCTGGCCGACATCTCGCGCCGGATCGACGAGCAGCTTTGCCAGTACACCGCTGAAGTTCTGCGGGAGAATGACGCCGCCCGTATCGACGTGGCCGACTCTGCCCAGCAGATCAGCGACGAAGCCAACCAGATCATCAACCAGATGCGCGGCATGTTCGCGTAAACACAGGAGATCACAATGAACACCGTGACTATCGCAGCCGAAGCTGCATCGAAGATCGTGCGGCAGAATGTCCGCATGGCGATTGGGCAGGAGCCGTTCTTCGGCTCCCTCGCTCTCCGCATGAACTGGGTGGCTGACGAACGCTGCCCCACCATGGCGACCGATGGCAAGGCCGTCTACTACAACCCCAAGTTCGTGGCCGAGATGACTGCCGAAGAAGTCAAGGCCGTCTCCATCCACGAGATCATGCACGTTGCGCTGATGCACCCGCTGCGCCTGGGCGACCGCAACCGCATGAAGGCCAACATCGCGATGGATTATGCGATCAACCTGTTGATCACTGAGTGCGGCTACCAGTTGCCCAAGAACTGCCTGCTCGATCAGAAGTACAAGGGCCTGTCATGGGAACAGATCTACGACATGCTGCCTGAGCAGAAGTGCAAGGGCGGATCCGGCAGTGGCGAGGGTCAGAGCAACGGACAGGGCGGCGACAAAGACTTCTCGCAGGGCGATGTCCTGCCGACCGATGGTATGACGAAGGAAGAGCAGGCGGCGCTGGCTGAAGAGATCCAGGTCAAGGTGGCGCAGGCTGAGAGCCACGCCAAGTTCTGCGGCAAGATGCCCGGTGCCCTCAAGGATCTCCTCGCTAAGGCCCGGGAGCCCGAGGAGGACTACCGTCACCTCTTCGCCAAGTTCATGCAGCCGATCTACCCCCGCGACTACACATGGCAGAAGCCCTCGCGCCGCTTCATGGGGCAGGACATGTACCTGCCTTCCGTCCTGCGGGATGGCGTTGGCAAGCTGGTCGTCGGCATGGATACCTCCGGTTCTGTGCCGCATGATGTGCTGGAGAACTTTTTGGGGATGATTAACCACTTCCTGACGAAGGTTCGCCCCGAGGAGACGCATGTTCTCTACTGCGACTACGATGTCTACAAGCACGACCAGTACAAGCCGGGTCGCCCGATGGAACTCGACGGGCAGAAGGTTCAGTCTGGTGGCACCCGGTTCTCCCCGGTGTTCCAGTACGCGCAGGACAAGGAGATCAAGCCCAAGTGCTACGTCTACCTGACGGACATGATGTGCCACGACTTCGGTCCTGACCCCGGCGTGCCTGTCATTTGGATGCAGTACGGCGACTACACCAACCACAACGTGCCGTTCGGCACTGTCGTGAAGATCAAGACGGTCTAAGGAGAGAGAGATGAAGATCGATTTCAGGAAGATGATGGCGGAAGGGGTCGAGTGGTACGACCCCACTATCCAGGGGGTTGTCGTCTCCGGCACCCCCTCCCCTCGGTCGGTGCAGTACTACTACTTTACCGACAAGATCACCCGGGTGCGGGTGGTTTACACGGTCCCGCCGGAGAGCTTTGTGATTCTCTCAATCAAGCATGCCGAAGGGTCCAGTGTCGTGCTTGCTCGTTTGGCATACCGCGCCATCGTAAATCGATTCCTGGAGACAGTCCCGTCCTCCCTGCCTCACTTCAGGATGACCGCGCTGAAGGAGTTCCTGGGCGAGTTGAAGTACAGCTTCTCGTCTGGCCTGTCTATCTCTCGGGAATCCTTTCTCCAGGAGTGCGGTCGCTTCAGTGCAAAGTACAGCCAGATCTTGGGAGAGTATCCGTACAGATTGGGAGAGTATCCGTACAGAAAGGCTTCGGAATACGGGTTTCGTAAACCATCCTTCTTCAAGGATTACAACACCTCCCCCACCCACATCCTTCGCAAGGATCAATTCTCCACCCGGGAGCGCATGTACCTCCGCACCACCAAAGGCACGAGCAGCAAACCGTGGAAGCTCGGCTCGTTCGTCAGCGCGTGGCACCAGTCCTGCGGATCTCTTTCGAGGGACGGCGCACCGACACACAACAGCAGTCGTGATGGGTGGACGTACTTCTACGACAAGCAGCAGATCAACGTGTACAACAAGAGCGGCGCGGTAACCAAGGAGATCAGCCTGAAGGGGATCGACATCAACGACGACAACGTGATCCCTGTGTTCGGCATCAATAACTGCTTCTGCGCCGTGATCGAGGAGGTGATTGGTGAAACGTACTGCATCAGGCTGCTCAACAGGAACCTGAATCTCTACGGGTATATCTGCGTTGACGAGCGGATGGAAACCAATTCAAGAGGCGCATCAAAGAGAGCCGTGTGCTTGATTTCTGAAAGCGGTACGAGCAACCTGCTACTCCGCGCCAGAATGAAGTGCGAAGACCTGATCGCCACCACCAAGACCAAGGCCCTCGCACGCATGCTGGCAACGTCTTAGGTCTCCTTCGGTAGTTCGTAGTAGGTGCTGGTGGGGATGTCGTACTTCAGGCGCGTCATCCCCTGCCGCCCTACCCACTTGAACCTGCACTTCCAGCAGTGAACCTCGACGTACCCGTCCATATCCTTGCGGTGTACGGTCAGGCCTACGTCAGTCTTGTTGAACCAATGCGCCGATCCTGAGATGTCATACCCACCCGGGACGGTGTTGCTCGACGAGAACTCCCGCTGCATCTTCTGCGGGTGCGCGACGAACCAGACGTGAATGTTCGACGCCTTCGCGAAGGCAGAGATGCGCGACAGCATATTGCTGACAGCTTCCGTCTCGTTCAACTCTTTGCTTCTGCCGATCTCGATACAGTTGTACGGATCAATAACCAATCCGTCGATACCGAATCTAAGGACGGCAGCGTTCGCTCTATCCAGCAAGCTGTCCAGCGTGGGCAGATCCTTCGACGTGCTGAAGTCGATGAAGTTGAAGTGATCCTGGCACCAAGCATGCGCTCCTCTGGCTTCGTCCAGGGTCATGCACCCAGGCCACTGCTGGAAGAAGGGTTTGCGTACGTACATCTCAGACAGCTTGGCGATATGCTTGGCAGGTTCGTTCTCCATGCTGGCTATCGCAAACCTCCAGCCCTGATTCCGCGCCAGATTCACCATGATCTGGTCCAGGAAGTTGCTCTTCCCGCTTGAAGGAATACCAGTCACCACCGTCATCTGCCCTCGCGCAACGGTGTACAATTCGTCCACGCCAGAAAAGCCAGTGCTCTCGCCCTTGCCGTCGCCTTTAGTGAACAGGTCCATGACCTGATCGAAGTAGTGATCGGCGCTATAGAGAGATGTCATAGGCATTGGCTTCGCACCGTAAATCACATTCGCCAACACGGAGATTCCATGCTTTACAAGAACATCGTTCGCATCCTTGCAGCCATCTGGGTACTTAACAGTGCTGCACTTGGACCGACCCAACCTGCGCCCGAGCTCTTCCTGCAAGGCTTTGCCGGGTCCATCGTTGTCGGTAGCCAGCACGAAGGACTTAAACTTCCCCAGGAACTCCTCCAATTCGGAGATCCAACTAAATCTTTGGGAGTTGTTCTTCTCCCCCTTGCCGGGAGCGCCGGAGGGAACACTCACCCAGTTCTTGATCCCCGCCTCACACACAGAGACGGCGTCCATCTCCCCCTCACAGATGACGAGCGGCTCTCGCGGATCGAACTCCTGCTTCAATCCAAACAGCAGGCCCCCAGCCCCGGCATCCTGCGAGAAGGTCTTTACCGTAGTTGCACGGTACTTGGAAGACACGAGCACGCCATCAGTATCGAAGTAGGGGAACGCGATACAGTCCAGGTCGCCCCCTTGTCGGAAGAACTTCCGCACAGAAAACAGTTCCGCCTTCGTGGCTGTCTCGATTGAGATGCCGCGCCGCTTCAGGTAGTCGATGTGGTCTAGTTGCAACCGGATGCCGCCCTCCCCGGGCTCAGGCAGGGACAACTCTAGTTGACTTGGTTGGTTGTTGAATAAAGAATCAAAGTCTTCGAGATTCATGTTATTAACGGCTCCTTTAATCCCGCAGTGGTGACAATAGAAGACTGGACCCCTGTCTCCCTGGCTCCATGACAATACAGGTTCGTGTGCGTTGTGGTGCCTTCTGTTTGGACTGCACTCTGGGCATGTGGTTCTCAATGATCCACGCCCACTCTCCACGAACTGCTCTGCTAGCTCCCGCAGTTCCGGTGTTGGTCGCATTTCCAAATGGTACACCAGGATGGGCACAATCGAACACACTTTTGTGCTTGTGTGGTTTTGTGTTAATGTGTATGCTTAGTCATGGCGCGATTAACCATAGAGCTCGATGACGGACTGCACAAGCAACTCAAACTTCAAGCAATTGAACGATCAACAACAGTGAAGAGGTTGGTGAATGACGCAATCTACAACATCGTACAGCAATCGGCACAATCTGCCGGAGCCAGTGGCAGCGGTGCTCACTGCCGACATGTACACCAAGGGCCCAGCGAACGCATCGGTGACGGGCTTGATGGGAGCTCCGCGAGTGAGGCTGCTTGCGAAGAGTGGTTCTGACGAGGATGTGATCGACAGATTGTGGACATCGCTGGGAACGGCATGGCACTCTCACGCGCAGAACATCCTCTCTCAGTATGACGAGAGCTACATCGTAGAGGAGCGGTACTTCACGACAATCGGTGGGTGGATCATCTCTGGGCAGGTGGATCTCCAGGTGCCGCAGCCGGATGGATCGATCTGGATCTACGACTGGAAGGTCACCACCTCCTCGAAGGTTTCAAAGGGGTACAGCGGCGAGTGGGAGAAGCAGTTGAACTGCTACGCCTACCTCGTTTACAAATGCACAGGCAAGAAGGTGACGAAGGCCCGGGTCGTTGCCATCCTGCGGGATCACAAGCGCAACCTGTTCAAGAAGCCAGCGCCGGGAGATTGTGGCATCAAGGTGTACGATATAAAGCTGTGGCCGATCTCTCAGCAGGAAGCGTACCTAAAGCAGCGAGTGAAGGTTCACCAGGACGCCGAAGCAGACTGGGTAGTCGGTGAGCCGCCTCCGCTATGCACCTACGAGGAGCAGTGGCGAGAGCCTGATCGGTATGCCGTAGTCAAGAAGGGTGGCAAGAGGGCGCTGCGGTTGCACGATACCTTCGAGCAAGCCGAGGAGCACGCCGAGCAGGTAGGGAATGCAATCGTAGCAATCAGATACGGCACTCCGAAGAAGTGCGAGGCCAACTACTGCGGTGTCGCCCGTGTCTGTGAGCAGCGAGAGCATGAGAGATTGGTAATGATTACCGCAAGGAAAGAAGGAGACGATCCGTATGCAGATTAGCAACATAACGAAGGCCATCGTCAAGGTGATGGCTGGTGTTTCGTTCGTGCAGAAGGCTGGCAAGAACGAGTTTCATGGATACAAGTACGCGACAGAGGGCGATGCGCTCAATGCCCTGCGCCCCCATTTGATTGCCAATGAACTGGTGATCATCTCCGATGTTGTCGAGCACACCTCGCCTGACGAGTTCGGCAACACCACCGTGAAGGTTCAGTACCGGATCCTCCATTCCTCCGGCGAGGAGATCGTTTGCCACTTCGTTGGCTGCGGCAACGACCGCTCCAGCAAGGGTGTGATCGGGGACAAGGGGATCTACAAGGCGCTGACCGGGGCGAACAAGTACTTCCTGCTCAAGACGTTCCAGCTTGAGACTGGCGACGATCCTGAACGGGACGACAAGACCCAGGAGGATCGGACATTCGAGCCCCAGAGGCAGCAGGTGAAGCCGCAGGTTCAGCCCAAGCAGGAAGCGCCGAAGGTTGAAGCGCCGTCGATCAACGTCGATTCCTTCATCGCGCAGGTCCAGGAAGAACTGTCGCACTGCCAAGGCAAGGAAGAGGCCAAGCAGGTGTGGCATCGCTATGCCCCTGAAATCAGCCAGATCAAGATTCATTTCGCGGATCGTGAGAACGATGTCATGTCCGCTTTCATCAACGCAACCAAGCACCTCAAGTAAAGGAGAAACACACACATGGAAAACAAATATCTGGATAGCGGCGCTCTGTTCTTGAACAACCGCAAGACCACCGAGAAGGCCCCTGACTGGAAGGGCGAAATCGAGCTCAGCACTGACGTGATCTCCTATCTCGTCAAGCAGTTGAAGGAAGGCAAGCCTGCCAAGCTGGACTTCGCTGGGTGGAACCGCACCTCCTCCAAGGGCACCAGCTTCCTGAGCCTCAAGGCTTCCACGCCGTTCGTGCCCAAGCAGCAGTCCGCCCCCGCTGCCGCCAGCAAAGCCCCCTGGGAGTAACCCGCTTCAGCCAAAGCAACAGAAATCACATCCTGCCTGAGCGAACCATCAACGGCGAATCCCCATGCTATTAGAGTGAGTCATCCCGTCCGATATTACAACAACCGTGAACGATCCACTGGTACTGAAATCACACTGCTTCCGAGAGATCCATGAACGAAGACAACACACGAAAAACGAGTGAGCCACAAGCAGTGAATACACCAACGAAGAAAGCGAAAGCCAACACAGGAGAATGCAAATGATTCAGCAAGAAGTTCCTTCAATCGTATCCATGGAAGCCGTCAATCGGCTGACGAGCGACATCAAGAAAGGGGTCAGGTCCATGTCTCGGGACGAAGCCCGGTTCCTGGTGGACGCATACTACACCATCCAGGACTACCGGATCGCAGCGGCTAGCCAAGTCCGCAGCGTGAGTAAGGGAGGGGTCGATGAGCCATGTGAGGTGCTGAAGTGGTTGTTCACTCAGCATGAAACCATGGAAGGTCAAATCAAGCGCGCGCTGGATTGGTGGACCGATGTCAGCCCGGTTAGCGTGTGGGCGAAGTCGCAGCATGGGATTGGCCCTGTCATTAGCGCCGGTTTACTGGCGCACATCGATATCCGCAAGGCTCCGACCGTAGGTCATATCTGGTCCTTCGCCGGGCTGGACCCGCGCATGGAGTGGAAAAAGGGCGAGAGGCGCCCATTCAACGCCAAGCTCAAGGTTCTGTGCTGGAAGATCGGGCAGAGCTTTATGAAGTTCCACAAGAGCGACAAGTGCTTCTATGGTCACATCTACTCAGAGCGCAAGCGCCTGGAGATGGAGCGCAACGAGGCTGGCGCGTTCATCGATCAAGCCATCGCCAAGTTGGAGAAGTTCAAGATTGGCAAGGATACCGATGCCTACAAGGCATACAGTATCGGCATGCTGCCTCCTGCTCACATCGAGCAACGCGCCGAGCGGTACGCCGTGAAGATGTTCCTGTCTCACTGGCACGCTGTAGCGTACAAGCATGAGTTCGGAGTCGAACCCCCGCAGCCGTATCCGATTGCAATCCTTGGACACGCACACAAGATCGAAGTTCCAGGAGTTGTGCAATGCTAGTGGGAGATGTTTGGGAGTTGTACAGGAGAGAATGTAGCGACGACATTCTCTTCTGGAAAAGACAGGAGCTAGCGCATCGGCACCTGAAAGCACTCGACGGCATCCTCGTAGACAACCTCCGGCCTTCCGTTATTCGAGAGGCCACCAAGGGGTTGGCGAAGTTGTCGTCCTCAACGATCCGTAGAGATCTTCAGGCATTGATCGCCGCTATCAACACTGCATGGAAGTGCGGTCAGATCACGAACAAGCCGTACATCGAACTACCTAAGGAATCCGCGCCGAGAAAGCAGTGGATCACATGGGATCAGATGGGCTTGGTGCTGAATGAAGCTCACAAGTTTGGACAGTGGATGGAGATGTACTGCATGCTGCTCTGCAATACTGGGCAGAGATCCGGTGCGGTCATCTCTCTCCGCTGGAAGGACGTAGACCTGGATGGTCGTTGCATCTACTTCAGCGCCAACAGGAAGTCTCGGCAGAAGTGCGTGGCTGATGTGGCGATGAACGACGACTTGTACGAATACATGATGGCGCACCGAGTTCTCGACGGAGACAAGTTGGTCGTCGCCCAGAACGGCAGGAGGCCGATGTCATTGAACTATCAGTGGCGCAAGCTGATGGTCGCCGCTGGCCTGCCAACTACAATCACGCCGCACATCATCCGGCACAGCGTGGCAACGAACCTTGTTAGCTCTGGCGTGCCGATACTGAGAGTCAGCAAGTTGCTGGGTCATTCCAGTAGCGTTATAACCGAGAAGGTGTACGCCAAGTTCACACCTGAATTCACAAAGGAGACAGTGAATGCCATACGCATCAACGGTAATAGCGATAGACCCAGGGCCTGAAAAGACGGCTGTTGCCGTGATGGACCGCGACACGCTGGAAGTTCTTGAATTCTTCATTGAATGCAATAAAGAAGTCCTGTACTACATGGGGCTTCAGGATCATCGAGATATCGACATCCGCATCGAGATGATCGCATCGTATGGCATGGCAGTTGGTGCCACAGTGTTTGAGACATGTGTGTGGATTGGTCGATTCATGCAGGCGGCTGACCCATACCAGAACAGAACGAAGCGAATTTTCCGGCGCGAGGTGAAGATGCACCTGTGCGGGAATGCGACAGCCAAGGACGCCAACATCCGGCAGGCCATCATCGACAAGTACGAGAGCATGTACGGCAGCGCCGTCACCAAGAAGGGCGGTATGCTGTACAAGGTGTCGAAGGATGTGTGGGCGGCGCTTGGCGTGGGGATAACGGCGATTGAGAAGGAGAGAGGATGACGGACGAACTCAAGCTGGTTGCTGACAAGTTCAACGCAGAACGCGATCTTCTTTGCGCCCAGAACAACGAGCTCAAGGAGATCATCCGGCGCATGGTGGAGCACGGGAAGACGCTTGCCAGCCCGTATGATGTGAAGTGGAATCAACTGACGTGCAAGGCTGAGATCTTGGCGTCTATCCCGATCAACCTGCCGCCGATAGGGGTGGAGGATGGAGAGGTCTATCGTGAGCCAACCGAAGCCAACTAAAAACAACTCCATACCAATCTACAGGCTCGTTATCCAGGACATTAGGAAGCGTGCCAAGGTTGGCAAGAAGACATACGGCGCCTACCTCCAGGCAAACAACGGGCGCGACTGCCTGATGGACGCATACGAAGAGGTCTTGGATCTGGCAAAGTATCTGCGCCAGAAGATCGAGGAGGAGAAGGGCATGAAGACAAAGCGAAAAGAAGAGCGGCTGAAGAAGACCGAAACCCAACACCTTCCGGTCACCGCCAAGAAGAACACGAAGGACTGGTGTAAGGGCGTAGTTGGCCGAATACACCAGACGTACTGGAGAGAATCAGGCACTCACATCTTGGACAAGAAGTGCATGGTGTGTTCTAAGGTTGTCGAGAGAGTCATCAAGCCGTACGGCAAGTATGGCGAAGGCTATGAGGAATGGGACACGGCGTGGAAGCAATACCGTCAACAGGAAAAGGAGAGAAGAGAATGCAAGCTGTTCTAGGCGCTTTGTTTATTTGCCTGATGGGGGTCGTGGGTATCGCCTACTTCAAGCTGGCGCAGTTCAACAATCCCAAGGCGGCTTTCTGGTATTATCTCGGCGCGTACTGTATCTCCAATGGGGATGCGGAGATGCGCCGGATTGAGCGATTGAGCGCCCACTGTGAGATCATGGAGGACCTCTGTGGCGGCAGGATCGAAAGGAACAAGTATGATCGTCAAACTCAAAACAGCTAACGCATCCGTTAAGATTCCCGTGTACGCGCACGGCCCACACGAAGACGCAGGTATGGACCTGCATGCCGACGAGGTAGTGTTCCTGCGCCCCAACGAACCTCAGGTTGTGAAGACGGGGTTGCACATCGAGCTTCCTCCCGGGTGCGAGGCGCAGATCCGCAGCCGCTCCGGTCTGGCGCTGAAGAATGGCATCACCGTACTGAACAGCCCCGGCACAATCGACCCTTCCTACCGTGGGGAGATCGGCGTTATCCTCTGTTGGAACGGGTACAAGCAGGTACAAGATCAGCCGTTCGTCGTGGAGAAGGGAATGAAGATCGCCCAGATGGTGATCGCCAAGTACGAACCCATCCGCTTCGAGCAGGCCAACGATTTATCCAGCACCGACCGGGGTGCCGCAGGTTTTGGATCTACAGGACTGTAGGTCCATCAAACGGGCGCAGCCCAAATTCAAAAAGAAAGGATGGGTGAATTGAAACGCTAAACTAGCCAAAGAGAAAACCACTGAGACTACCCAGGTGACCCCTGGGTGTACAGAATTGACGTTCTTTACACCGAGGGGTTACGATTGAGTATGCAGACCACACAGCGCAACCCATCGTGGATGGTGTCCAAGAACTTCAAAGCATCAGAAGTATGCTGCAAACATTGCGGCGTGATGGGCATGAAGCTTGATTTCATTGCCTTGCTTCAGGAGTTCAGGGATTACCTTGGTGCGCCGGTAGTGATCAACAGTGGGTACAGGTGCAGCCTGCATCCCGCTGAACTATCCAAGCCTCCCGGCAAAGTTGGCAGACATAGGCTCGGGTGTGCGATTGATATCCGCAGTCCCGGCATGAGCCTTGAAGATCTTTACTCCAGAGTAGAGAAGTTTGGGAAGTTCCTTGGGGTTGGTGTATCTATCCACGGGGGCTTCATTCATTGCGACCAGAGAGAGAGGAAAGCCAGATGGCAATACGATGTGCGTGGAAGAGACATCCCCTGGGATGGGAGATGGCAGTCACTGCAAGGGCAGGGGGTTGCAAATGATTCGGCGCAGGGTCTTACGCGACCTCCCGGCTGAGGAGAGGGATCTCGAATCCCTCCCCCGGATAAAGGATCCCATTCGGATTGTGATAAACGATCCGGCGTTTCCCTTGTCCTTGTATCTAAAGAACCAGAATGGGGACTTGGTTCAGAGTAAAGCATCCAGCAGAGAGCTTTACCGGATATCGCAGACGATCTCGAACCAGATCCGGTTCCTGCCGATCTCGGGAATCAATATCAACATCGAGCTTTACGACAGGTCGAAGCTCAAGGACTACCCTATGTTCGTAGATGTAGTCCTTAGAGTTCTGTACCGCGCCTGCTTGATTGAGTGCATGACGGCGAGTTCTGTGGAGAACGTGAACGTCAAGTACATCGAAGCTGATCGGCGCAAGGTGGTTGTGAAGATCGAGCCGAAGAGGGTGGAGAAGGCTACTTCCTCAAGCGAATCGGCACCTGCTTCTTAAGATCGTTCACTTCGGCGGCAAGGGAGACGATCTCTTTCTGGATCTCATTGAGCTCGTCTCTCTTCTCACCGGAAGACATCTCCGTGTCAGTCTGGATGGCACGCTTCTGTCGATTGAGCTCTCGGATCTGGTCGATAACCGGACGCACTTCCTCGCCAATCTCTGCAAGCTGATAGAGCTCGTCTTCCTTGGCTTCAGATAGTTCGCGCCCGTTCTCCGAGTACGCTTTAAGGGTGGATGCTGCCATCTTCGCAGCCTCGTCGATCATGTACAAATCCTCGACCATCTTCTTCCCTTCGGCGGATTTGAAGAGGGGGCCAATGACGGGGAGAAGGTACGGCTCAGAGAAGCGCATCCGTTCCGGCGCGGGAGCATCGCTTCCTTCTTCGATCAGTCTGCCAAGGATATCGGCAGAGTAGGCACCGATAGTGCCGAAGTAGCCCCTGATCAAATGATCCACCATCACAGGAGATACAGCTACAGCAGTCTCCTCCGTGGCCCTCCCAATCGCCTTAGCAACCCCAGTTGTGTACTCGGTGTATCGCTCTTCCGGCAATAAGCTGGCGAGATATTGATTCTCAATCGGCCTCTGGGAGTAGAAGTCGAAATTGGCAATCGCCTCGATACCCGGAAGGAATACCTGAGGAATGGGGTTGAACGAGAGAGTATCGAACACCGCTCTCTGGAGGGCGTCGATCAACTCTCCACCGTCAGAGCGCCCCTTGATCATGGTAACGATGCGCTCGGCAGGCATCTTGCTGACCAAGCCAAGCTCCTGCGGGATGGGGAACTTGAGGACTGTCCCCTTCTTGATCCCGGGAATAAAGTCCACTGGAAGGAAGATGTTTCCATCTTTCTCTTCGTCGGTGGCATTCTCCCAGGCGGGATGGTTGGACATGTACAGTGCGTAGAGGGCGGAGAGCGCAGAGAAGTACATGAACCGAGTGACCGCTGCGTTCTTCATGTCAGCCGACATCTGATTGGGCATCATCTTCTCGCCCTTCATCGTGCGGTAGAAGACATCCAAGCCCTGGATTCTTGAATTGAAGAACGGCAGCAGGGCCATGCCAATCTGCAAACCACGAGAGCTACCCTTTCTGGAGAAATTTATGGTCTCCATAGCGGCAAACAGAGCTTCTTTTCGATCTCCAGTCTTTGCCAAGACATCCTGATAAACCTTGGTTCTTGTGCTGGCTTCAGAAATTTCAGCCCCCCTTTCAAGAACCTCAATGCCCTTATTAAAGATCTCGCCCAGCTTGGCAAGCACTCCCTGCTGCTCTTCACCGATCTTCCGGCGCATCTCTCTAGCCGTCTCTTGCAAGGTCTTCTTCCGCAATCCAGAGCTAGCAATACCAGCAGCCTTCAATGCCTTGAACTCGGGAGAGTTCTTGTACGCCATCTGGATCCCCTTGGTGATCTCTTTGAATGGAGGCAGGAACGTACTTCCGTATTGACCAAGAATCCAGGACTGAATGGAGTCACGCAGAGTGTTGCGAACGATGTAGGTGGGCGACAGGGTGGTGCCGCGCCGCAGCTTCTCTGTGAACCAGCCCATACCCCGAAGAACGTCCTGAACAGGGAAGCCAGAATTAGCTACAGCGTCATGCAGTAGAGCATCCTTTACTTCGTAATGCTTCTTGGCGCCACCCTCTCTAACGGTGATTACCTTGTACCCCTGTTGCGCGTCCCCAGACTTCTCGATCTCTCTCATATAGCCAGTGACTACTCCATCTCTTGCCACCTTACGCGCCGCAAAGTTCTTGGCAGCAGTGCCGATAACGTAGTAGGTGTTGGCGATGATGTTCTCAATCGCGTCATTGACAGGAAGGTCGCGCCCCGTAAGGCCCTTGGGGTTGGAGAGGTTTGTGATCTGCGAACTGAGGCGCGGGATATCCACCTCGCCCGTATCCACATCTCCTTCCATGACAGTCGGGATGCGGTAGAAGGGAATGTAGAAGGCAGACTTCCACGCCTTGGCCTCACCTGCGGAGATGAAGCCACTCTTGCGAAGGATATCTACGAGGTTGTCATTGTATGCTTTGAAGTTGTCGATGGCGGTGTTAATGTCGTCGTCATTCTCCCACCGCTTGTATTCCCTTTCGACATCGGCTTCACTGATCACCCCGCCAGGGTCTTTCCCGTTCCCCTTCAAGGCCTTGTACCGCTTGGCGTATGCAAAATTGAAGAAGGCATCGAGCTTGCCCTTCTCTCTCAGTGACTGGAAGATCTTCAGCGGAGCGATCTTCTCGTTATCAGCAGCGAGGATAATGCTTCCTTCAGTCGTGAAGCCTCCGTCCTCTAGGCCAGCAAGGGCCATATCCTGTGCCTTATCAGAGAACAGGAGTGCATGGTATGAACCTTCAGCGGCGCTGAGGTACTTCTTGTCGCCAGTCTTGGAGTACGCTTCAATCGCCATCAACCGAACAGGATCGTAGCGATCAACCAGCTTCTGTCGGAAGGAGGAGAAGTTGCCCTTGATCAGGTCGCTTGCTTCTTCCAGCGGGTTCTTCGCAGACTTCTTGGTGAAGAATGGCTTGGTAACGCTAGGTCCTTGCGGATTGAAGAGAACGTCTTGCTTGGCCCTCTCAGCACCAGAGGGAGCGATCTCTAACTTCCCAGCAGGGACAGGCTTCGCTGGCTCAGGAGTCGCCTTCGGGGCAGCGGGGGCTTCGGTCGACATCCCCTTCCGAGCCCTGTCAGAGATATAGAGAGCGCCGCCAACTTTGACAAGATCTTTGTTCTTGATCATGCCCTTGACCATCGCATCGACATCTTCCGGCGCGACATCCATCTCCTGGATCAGGTACTGACGAGGAGATTTCACGGGGGTCTTGCGGTCGAACTTGGAAGCCAGCCCAGACAGAGCTTGCTTGTACTTCTCGTCCGTTACTCCTTCCTCGTCTTCTTCTCCGTAGACCTTGGTCTCAACCCCGGAAGGCCTGTCAGCCTCAGAGGCGATAGAGATCTCCTGGCGTCCAACCCGCGTAGCCTTTCCGCCTACCTTCTCAAACTCAGAAGTAAACCCACGCTTGCCAATCTCGCCAGACTTGATTGCAGCCAGCACGTCTTCGGCGCTGTTGTATCCAAGGGCAGCAGAGTTGCGCCCGAACTCCAGGTAGAAGCGAACCTTATTGATCAGCGACAGAGACTTCGGATCCAGTCGCTTGGGGTCTACATTGTTGAGTTGCGCCGCTTTCATAGCGACAGCTTCCTCGTTCAAGGCTTCTTGGATGGCTTGGTCGCTCATCCCCTGGGCTTTGTAGATCCGCGTGTACTCTTCCTTCTGCTTGTCGTCCAGCAGGTTGGCGTTGAAATCAGTGGTCAGCAGGTTCCACTCGGCGTCCGTGAACAGACCAGCGGCACGCATGCCGTGGACGATCTCGTGATCCATCGAGGAGACCATCTCGTCGATAGAGCGGACCTTGCCTTCGGGAGCTGCGGCGATCTGGATAACGCGATTCAGGTAGTTGCCAAGGGCAGGGGTCTCGTCGATTTTGCCGACGATTCCCAACGTGAACACATCGGATAGTCCACGCCGCTCAAGAGCATCCCTCATCTTTGGAGCAACCGTGACCCTTGCCTCCTCGGCGTTGAAAGCTTTCTGCTGGCTATCGATGTTTGGGTTATTGCTTACAGGAAGCTGGTAGCGGGGGCCAGTCACTTCCTCATTGAGGTAGGTCTTGCCGTCAATGTCCACAATAACACCACGATCAAGCATGTGCTTGAACATGGCATTTGAGGCCATTCTATTTGGCTTGATAGTGCTAGTAGGATCTTCAGATACAGACTTAACAGCAGAGTATAGGGAGTCTTTTGTGACCGGGATAAACCCACTCTCATCTCGGGCGAAAGACCGCACCTCTTTATTTACGGCGCGGAAGTCGTCACGATTATAGAGCCGCTTGTACTTGTCAAAATCTTTCTCTTCCAGCAGCTCTTCGCCAAGTACGGTTCTCCCTTCTCCTCGTTCAATAGCAGAGTTCACCATCCCCTGCTTAGCTTCTGGGAGGTTCTTGTATTGAGTGCCGAAGAAGTTTACGGCTACCCGGTTTTGCAGCTTGTAGATGGGGTCGCCAAGCTCTGGAATCTCTTTGTTGACTTCAGTCCTGAACGAAGCCTCCTTTGAGATTGCGTCGATCTCGCTGGCGAGTTGGATCTTCTGGGAATCTTTCAACTCACTCAGTGGTTTACCGAACTTCGTTTGCGCCAGTTCAGCGGCAACCCTCTGGCTCTCTTCGATCTTGCTCTTTGCTGCGATTCGGTCAGCAACGAACTTGTCGAACTCCTCACGCGCATACAGGTTTTTGATCGCAGCCTCTTCAGCCCTCCCGGCAGCGGCCTTAGATAGCTCCTCTTCCCGCTTTACCCTAGCCGCTTCGGCTTCCTGTTTTTGATAGTCCTCTGCGAACCGCGAGAGAGTGATCGCATCAGCCTGCTCGATATCCGCCCTACGGGAAGCAGCAATACGAGCCGCCTGCTCTTCTCGGATCTTTTGCAGTTGCTGTTCGGATTCGGTCTTGCGCTTTATGCCTCTCTCGATAAACGAATCCATCTCTTCAGGGCTGAAGCTCTCGATCAGCTTGGTCTGCTCTGGAGAGAACTTGCTCAGGTACTGGTCAAACAGCTTGACTTGAGGCTTCGGCCACTCGCTGATCGGCGTTACGTTTGGATCAGGAAGGTAGGATGGGAAATCCGGCAGCGCAGCGATGTCCTGTTCACGCTGCTTGATTATCGCTTCGTTGTCCGCTTGCTCTTTAGCCCTGAGCTCCTCGATACGCGCCATTGCTTCAGGTGTAGCGTAGGATAAGTCTGGAGTCGGGCCATATACCTTTGCGGCCTCGATCTCTTCATCAATCTTTCTCCGAGCCTCTTCATCAGAAGCAAACTTGCCAGGAGGAAGGAGCGGAACTCCTTGCGGAGAAGCGACCCTAGAGAAAGCAGCTTCTGCCTCTGCGATATCCTCCTCTCCCAATACTGTGGAGATATCTTTTCCGCGAATCTGAACCGCTTTTCTCTTGCCAGCCGGAAGGAGTGGGAGTTGCTCTTCGGAAAGCTGCCCTCGAAGCGCCTTAACATCTCCCTCGAATTTCTTCCTGTTCAGGTAGACATCGCGGTACAGATCAGCGCCACCCTGAAGCGCCGCGCCAGCCAAGAAGCCACCCACGGCAGACTCAGTGCTACCTTCAAGTATGCCGCGCTGTTCGTTGTACTGGCGCTCGATGATGTTCTGCAATGCGTTCTGGCTTACTTCAGTGGCAGCTTCGCCAGCGCCAGTCCCAAGCGCCCGTCCAAGGATAGTCCCGGCACCCGCATCCATCGCCCTCGTAAATGCACCAGCCTCAGCGGAGACAGGGATATCACCCAGCACACGCCTCAGCGGAGTATATTTGGCGAGTCCGCTGATGGGTATGTTTTCCAGTAACGCAGTCCCGGCACCCGCGCCAGCAGCATACAACTGGCGCATCAAGGGATCGATCTGCTCACCCTGAGCCTCCTGCTGCCGCATCCGCTCGACCTGTTCGCCAGCGCCTTGGATGCCAGACATCGCAGTGCTCAAGTACGGGGCGGCTTTAACCAGCTTCCCAGCGCCACCAAGCACCTTGGCAGCAACTCCAGGGGTAAAGAACGAAGCGATGCCGCCGATAGTCTGACCCACCTGAGACGCGCCAGAAGCAGCAGCTTCTTCGCCAACTGCCTGCTTCAGTCTCTCCTGGACCCACTCGTTAAAGGAAGCGCCAGCTTCTTCTACTGGGCGGATGCCAGTCAGGCCACCAATGCCTTCAAGGGTAGACCCAATCAGCCCAGAGGCAAGGCCAGCAGGGAGACCAGCAGCAAAGCCAGCAGCCTGCTGCATAGTGGAGGGCTCAGGTTTCTTCTCTTCTTCTCGCGGAGCCTGGACCACAGACGTAGCCATAGACTTCCTGGCTTGCTCTGTTGCGTACTTGGAAAGCTCTTGCCCCGTGAGTTCGGCAGGCACCTCCATGTAGCCGTAGCCTCTCAGGTAGATCAGTTTGTTAGCCATTTGCCTTCCTTGGGTCAGTGGCGCGACGATGCGCTCTTGTTCTTATTGTTCCGCATCAGAGCCGCCAAACATATCAACAACTTCAATCTGACCAATCGCAGGGAAGGCGCTTTGAATGTTGTCCAACTCGCGCATCTTCTTTTGGATCTCTTGCTGATAGAAGGACTTGTCTTTGCGGGAGGCGGCTTTCATCATGTTCGTCAGAGTGTTGATCTGATTCTGAATGCTGGTAGCCTGGGCCTTTGCCGCATTGAGAGCAGCCGCCCGTGCGGGGTCAACCCTGCCAGCGCCGGATCCACTTCTCGCGCCAGCCATAATCCCAGCCCTGCTCAGGTCAGCCGCTCTATTCAGAACCCCTTCTTCCTTCTTGAACTTGATCTCAGCAGCCTGTTGCGCCATCTGGAAAGCCTGCTGCGCTTCACGAGCCTTAGTCTCGTACTCCATTTGCTTCTGTCTGCTTTCAGCATTCTTGGCAGCTTCAAACATGGTGCGAGCGTTTGCGCCGAGATTGTTGGCAATAGTCTGAAGCTGACCGGAGTCCATCTGCATGAGGTTGAACATCATGCCAGCCTTCTTCTCTTGATCCTGCTGGCGCATTCGTTCAAGAGACATCTCTGCCATCATTGCGGCGTTGATATCCTTCTCCCGCTGCTCCTTCGCCGCCTTGTACGTCTGCGACCCAACTCCAATACCCTGAGCCATAAGACTGGCTAGGCCAACCCGGGGGTCACGATTGCCAGCAATGGCAGCACCAGCGGCAATCAGGGCATCCCCAATGCTTGGCTTCTTTGATTCAGCCGTCTGGCGTTGGCGACGAAGAAGCTCCTCGTACTTGGAGTAGTCGGGCTTGCCAAGCATCTGCTCAGCGATAGCGCCAAAATCCTGCGGGGTTCTTTCTCCCTGTCGAAATTGCTGCATGTACTCGGCGCGATCTGTGATGAGGTCTCCCTCCGCATACCGCGCAACATGCCCACCCTGCGCCATTGCCATAGCCTGAGGAGGCGCTGCCTGCATAATCCCCTGAGGAGGAGGTTGCTGCGGAGCGGCCTGCTGAGGCTGACCCATCTGCGGCTGCGTAAGATTCTGCGCTACCTGCTGCGCTACAGACGGCTGTTGCTGCTGCTGTTGAGACTTCGCGTACTGCGCCCTCAGTTGTTCCCGGCGCTTCATCTCGGCAAGCACCAGATACGGAGGGACCATAACAGGGTTCTGACCAGCAGAGAGTAGCTGCTGATCAGAGAGGTTCTTGATGTCGTCTGCTGCTTTTACGAGGTTCATATCGCCTACCGTTACTTATTGTAAATGTTGGACAGCAACCCAGCGCCAGAAGTGAGCAGGCCAGTCAGCCCACCAGCACTCGGACGCTGGAACTGTACGCCTTCGTACTGCATGCCAACCGGGACACCAGACAGAATACCCTGCAAGAAGTTCATCTGTTGATACGGGAAGTTCTGCTGATTGATGAAGTCCTGGTATGCGAGATCCAGAGCCTGCTGCGTTCTGACATCGACAGCGCCACCACCCTGCTGGAGTGCCGCCAGACGCTGAAGCTCAAGCTGTTGAGCAAGCGCCGGGATGTTCATCATCGTACCGCCCAACCCAGCAAGACCCGCAGCGCCAGACTGAACCTGACCCAGAGCAGCCAGCTTGTTCGCGAAGTCCTGCTGACGCATGCCCTGCTGTTCAGCCGAAGCCTGCTTGATCGCATCCAACTGCATCTGCCACGTTGCGAGGTCGCCAGCCTGAGAGGCCTTGGCAGCTTCCAGCCCAGCCTGAGTTCCAAGCTGTTGAGTCCCGAGAGCAGCCTGCAAGTTCGCCTGACCAGCGGTGAGGCCAGCCTGCTGATTCGCCATCTGCGCTTCGAGAGCGGCGCGAAGGTTCGCCTGCTGAGAAGCAAGAGAAGCGGCACGGTCACGCTCGAACTGAGCCTGCGCCCCTTCAAATGCTTTCTGTCTACCGACAGCCTCGATGTCACCCAACTGACGCTGGAGTGCTTCTTCGGCCATGCCTTCCTGTACAGCCTGACGAGACCCACCGAACGCACCAGCGCGTACAGCAGCAGCAGATCGGGAGGCACGCTGCATGTTCGCCTGACGAACGGCTTCACGCTTCTGCGCCTCGGTAACAGCCTGCTGATACGGAGACATGTACTTCTCAACAGTGGGAGCGCCGAACTCGCCAACCTGAGTCTGCCCAGCGGATACTCCAGTGGGAGCTTCCAGTGTCGGCGCGGTGAGAGGATTGACAGAGATGGGAGAGCGGAATCCCATCTGCTGAATGCTCGGCATCAATCCCATCAGATAGCTCTGCTGAGGCTGTTGCTGCGTTGCCTCAGGCCCAAGGCCAACCTGACGCAGGAGATCGAGGCCAGATCCAGCGCCCACTCCAGCAATGTCAGTAGCCCAATTGATATTGGACAGGCCCTTGCCGAAGTCGGTGTTGGGATCGATTGCCGTGTAGCTGTAGCCAGGAGCGCCGCCAGTTCCAGCAACATCGTACTGCTTGAAGATGCTGGGTAGGTTCTCAAGTCCAGAGAGAGCGCCAGTCGTCATGCGGCTGGAGGTGAAGCCCATTCCCGGGGTGTACTGGCCGAAGTTCTGGCCGAAGCCAAGCACTCGCTGCCCACCGTAGACAGGAGGAGGGTTGAACAAGTTCTGCGAGGAGACGTTCGGATTGACGGAAGAGAAGAGCGAAGACACGCCGCCACTTCCGCCAAACCCGCCAGCAGAAGGAGTCTGCGCCGTGCCGAATCCAAGGACATTCGGACCTGTGAATGGAGTTCCGGCTGGCGTGGTGCCAGCGCCAGTTCCAACTCCAGTAGGACCGCCGTCTACTCGACGGATAGCACCACCTTTGCGGTAGTTCTTGACCTTGCCATCTTCGCCAATCTCAAACTGAGCGAGAGACCCGCCGACAGCAAATCCAGGAGTCGAAGCGCCAGAGGCGTAGGCTGCATTGTTCTTCGCGATCAACGCATCAATCTGAGAAGTATCCCCGCCACTCCGGGAGATCTCGTCCTTGAGCATCGCAAGGGAAGAAGTCATCTCACTGGGAGTTCTGGCGCGAGAGGTTCCATCGACAGTGATCGGACCCAGCATTTGCTGAACCAGACCAGCATTGAGAGCATCCTGCCCACCGAAGCCAATCAAGTTCTGAGGAGGAGGAGCGATTGGCCCAACCGGATTGGTGCTGGAAACAGTTCCACCCAGCAAGGACGCAAGACCACGGGCCTGCTCATCAGTCGCATACTGCGCCGGGTTGTATCCACCAGCGCCGCGATTCTCAGGAGTCGTGCCAGCGAATCCAGCAACAGTCTGAGGAAGGACAGCAGCGGAGGCAGAGGTTCCAATAGGAGGAGCGCCGGATACATCTGGTCTGCCGGGTTGAGTCGGCGCCTGCCGAGTAGGGGTCGGGGCACTGAGCCCAGACATCCAGTTCGTTCCGCCAGGAACTGGGGCAGGAGCAGCCGGAGTGGGAATGAGATTGGGCGGGGGAGCGTATCTGCCAACACCGGATCCAATATTAGACCCAACAGTCCATGAAGAAGTCGGCGCAGAAGGAGAGGTATTTCCAAATGGGCCAGTCCGCTCGGGATACGTTACGCCACCAACCAAGGATCGATTGACGATATCCGCAAACTCTTCCGGCGCAATTGCATCCTGACCGAGAACGAGCGGAGCGTTGCGGCGAATGCTCTCATACTGCTCGGCCACCTGCTTCGCCAGAGAGCCACCTTCCGCCATGGTGGTGACTACTTCCTTGTACTTTTCCGGCACCCAGGTGCGAGTCTTCGCATCCCACACGAGACCAAGCATCTTGGGAGTTCTCGGGGCCAAGGCTCCAGCAATCCCACTCTTGTCTGTCTCAGTCGGCGCGACCACATCGGTTCGCGTATCCGGACCACCAGCAGTGGTTCCACCAGGAGCAGCAGCAGGAGGAGGTGCGGCCCCAGCGCCACCGCCTTGGGTCGTTGCGTTCCAGAACGTAGCATTGGGAAGGTACTGCTTCATGTATTCGGGGGTGAATACAGACGCAAACGCAGCGTTAAGGAGCGAGTTCCTGTAGGGTTTAATCCACTCAGGTACATCCTGAATCTGTACCGCAGAGCTAAGAGGTTCAGCCATCACTATCTCCTACGCAGGAAGTACCCTGCCATCTTTGATCTTTCCGGGTTGCTTGTTGGTGCCAGTACGATCCATGCGAACTCGGTCCATCATGGCGTATAATTTCCTAGCACCAGCTTCACTGCTGCCATCTCCCAAGCCAGACACAACATCGGCGGGGATAATGAATTCATCGTTCGACAGGAGAACCTTTTGACCACCTTGCGCCATACGAGCAGTCGCCATGTCATCCATTCCATTGCCGGGGCCCTTTACCATGCCCTCGGCCTTGGGGTAATCTTCCTGCTCCTCGCCCTCTTCTTCCCCTTCTTCCTCACCGCTCATGCGCTTGTACAGGTCTTGAAGGGCATCCTTGCCGTAGTAAGCAAGGTAGGTGTTGAGCGCCGATTCAGGGTCATCACCCTCTCCACGGATCGCATCCATCGCATCCCGAATGATCTGCTGCGCCTTCTCTTCTTCAGGCTCTAGTTGCCCACCCTCGGCGTAGCCGGGAGTATTCGTCTGGATGGCGGAAGCAATACCGCCAGCGCCGATAGGAGGCTGGGCTTGCTGTTCTTGAGGAGTGGGTTGATACAGGTTGATCTGCCGGAGCAAGGGGAAGACCATCTTCTGCATCTGTTGGCGATTCCTCTCGTCAACGTATTGTTGCATTTGGTCGAGAGCTTGCTGGCTCTGCTTGTTTTTGTCAGGCATAAACGAACCAATGCCTTGAGACGCAGAGCTGGCGATCAAAGCAGGAACAGCAACAGACCCAGCAAACTTAGCAAGTCCGCTTGCGGCTCCAGCCTTGACGCCCGCGCCAAGCCCGATTTTTCCAGCAAGTGCGGCTAGTTTTGCACTTAAGCCACCCCCGGCCCCACCAGTCCCAACCGCCAATCCAACTGCTGCGGCGCCCAGGCCAATCGCTCCTAGGAACTTCTTCCACGACCACGCCTCTGGTAGGCCTGTCTCGGGGTTGATCGTCAGATCCTGGCCCAGAAGCGCCGCGATACCCGCAAGCTCTTCCGGCTGGATGTGCATGAGGATGGAGTCGCCGCCGCGACCCTTGGATGCAACCTGCTCTGCGAGAGCGCCGATACCTTTATTCTTCATGTGATTGATACCGTAACCGATCCCAGTTTGACACGGATCAGATTGGTGGGAGCGTATACGTCTCCTAATCTAACCATTTTCAGAAAGCCGTCACCATCAACGAAAACCGATCCTGGCTTCAGACCGTAGCCAGACCCGGGTGGGTTGATGAGCTGAAGCGAACTTCCAACCATGTCGCCGGGATTGACAGCATCACCAACGAATAGATTGACGGCGCGAACAACGAGATCCAGATACTCCTTCTTGTATTCAGAAGGCGCTGTAGGTATGAGTTGTCTTGGTGTTTTTCTGTTCACTTGATCACACTTTGAATTACTTCATACCGTCAGGTTGAATCTGGAATCTGTTAGAGCCAAGCCTCCATCCAACTTGGGTGCCGTCCGAAGAGATCCTGAAGGCCATCTGCCGACCCCGCATGCGAATCCCTTTCTGGGTATCGCCGTTGGTGACTGTGACGGTGGGCCCGTTCTTGAACGACTCCATCGGGTAGTTCCGGTACTTGAAGCTCATGCTGATGGATGGAGTGTCGGACGTTCCACGGAACATAACGTCAGGCAGTACGCGGCTGACGAACGAGAACTGTTCTCCGTCATCGATGTCGATATCGCTGGACTCCACATACGAAGACATGGGATTGCCGTCATCGTCGTATCCAGTCTCGTGCTGGTAGATGTAGCCGCTGGTATTCTCGCCCTCGGCGGGATCAGGGATTCTGCTAGTCGCCACGGGATAGGTGTCGTAGCTAGCATCGAGCCAAGCAGTTCTATTCAGCGTGCCAATAGACCATACCTGCTCATCATAGTTGTAGATAACGTATCTATCTACGTCATTCGACGCAGCGGAGGGATAGAACCAGAACACTTCGTTGTACAGGGAGTTCACCCCAGCGAAGACCTTGTACCGCTGCTGGAGGTTGATGTCCTTGAAGATGTGATCGCGAACCGGGCAGGGCAGGATCTGAATAGAGCCGGAGTACTGGTAGAAGTTGTTTACGTCCATCCAGAACACAACACTTCGAGCATCGACAGCAGCATTGGGAGAGATGATCGAGGCAGCATCGCTGACTTGATTGAAGGAGAAGGTGTACGGAGGACCACTGAACGCCATGACATGCGTGCTGACATCAGTCCACACGACGATCTGCTGTTGCGTCTCGTGGCAACCAATAATCTCGGAACCACTGGAGATCCTGAAGTCGCCAGCAGTGTTGTCCGTACGAGGTTCCCAGTCCAGGTAGTCTTCCTGCGACGACCAGCGAACAAGCAGTGGATCCTGCGTTGTGCCGTACACAGGGTTGGGGCCAATAGCGATCACATGCCGATCAATGTCGCTGACGAGGATCTTGTTGGCGACAATCGGACACTGGTTTGCGCCGGAGATGGAAGAGAGTTCAACGGCGCGAGACCCAGTTGGGTTTGCGCCAGAGGTGGTCCAGAAGTAGACGCCACCACCTCGAACATTCATGATCAGGTCTTCGCCGTAGTTGTCCTGAGACCACAGCCGAATCTGCTGGGAAGGAATGCCGACACCGTAGGCCGACCCCCAGGTTCCACGACCCCAAGGACCAGCGCCCCACCCACCGCCAAACACCTGACTGTCCAGGCCCACATTGATCTGGTAGGCAGCGGATACAGTAGCCCCGCCGCCAGTCACGCCGCCAGCACTTGCTCCAGACGCAGCGCCACTCACAAGAATCTTGTATTGATTCGCGCCTACAACCTCGACAACCTGAAACTCAGCGTTCAACAGCGCCGCAGTGAAGACCGTATCGAATGTCGTTGCGCCGGAGAAGGTGACGAAGTCGTTCAACACAACACCGTTCGACGTGTCGTTGACGTACAGATACTTGCTTCCGGTGGCAACCGTCTCGAAGGGATTGTTCAGCGTGACCGTTCTACGGAGAGGTGTGATGTCGTATATCGTGCTACCAGTCTCAACGTAGAACTTGAGATGAGTGCCGATACCAAGATATGTATTCAGGCTCAGCGTGAACCACTGATGCAAACTGCGGCACGTCCCCATAAAGGTGGAAGAGATGTACTTCACCCACCCGCCGATCTGCTCTGGGAACCCAAGACGGAAGCGCACCTTGTCAGAGTCGTACCAACCACCCTCGTTCGAGTAATTGGTAAGATCTTTGACGATACCCTGCCTTGGCTGAATCTTGATAAGCGGCATGTGCCACCAACTCCTTAGAGAGAGTCTTTGGCCTTCATCTGCTGGTAAGCGGCTTCAACCGCACGAGCCAAGACCTCGACCGGAACATCTTTGAACTTCTTCTGCGCCGCCTTGATGGCAACTTCCTTCAGCGCCGTCCCAGTGTTCTCCGGGGTGGAGTAAAGGAAGTCGCGGACACCAAGCATATTGGCACACTGAAGGATCTCATCATCGGCGCGGGTGGGAGTCATCTTGGCGACGAACTCTACAATCGGGTACACAGACCCGACAACACCCTTCACACGGTGCAGCTTGGAGGGAGAGAATACCGACTTGATCTTCTTGAGAAACGACACTTGGCCTCCTACGCCAGATTGACGAGCTTGTACTTGGTGGTGGCGAGTAGCGTCAGGATACTGTCGATGGAGTTCTGGATGTGGCTTTCATCCCCCATCTG